TTTAAAATACATAAGCAAAGTAAAGAAGGCCACAGGAGTCGCCCAAGTAGGCGGCGTTGGCGACTATGACGATGACGATGAAATTGAGGAACTCAGTGACGAAGATGAAGATGGCGATGAAGGAAGCTGGGAATCTGGGTCCAACAACGACGACGAACTATTTGAAAAAAAACCAGGTGCTCAATTTATTGGTGAAGACGACGAAGATGAACTAGGACTAAGTGATGAAGACGATGACAACGAAGAAATCAAGCTCCAAAAGTTCAACAATGAAGTTCGGAAAAACGTCATTACAGAACATCACCCCGAATTGATGATTCACAATTACCACGAAGTAGAGGCGATGTGTAATATTGTGCGAAATGAACGCGGAATCATAATCGACCCATTACACAAGACTTTGCCGTTTATCACAAAATACGAGAAAGCAAAGGCTTTAGGTGAACGTGCCAAACAAATCAACGCAGGGGCAAAACCATTTGTAGTCGTTAGCGATGAAATCCTGGATGGATATGTGATTGCGCTAATGGAGTTTGAACAGAAGAAAATCCCGATGATTATTCGAAGACCGCTGCCGAATAATGGATGCGAATACTGGCGCTTGGCAGACCTCGAGAATATTATATAGTGGATTTGGAAGAGAGGCGCTGTTTTTTACCGGATAAAACAAAGTGTTGTTTGAACACACCCTTTGGGCGTGTCGAAAATTGTTTGGAAGTTGAATTAATCCAGAGGATTTTCAACTTTCAAAGTGTTGTTTGAACACACCCTTTGGGCGTGTCGAAAAATTGTTTGGAAGTTGAATTAATCCAGAGGATTTTCAACTTTCAAAGTGTTGTTTGAACACACCCTTTGGGCGTGTCGAAAAATTGTTTGGATACAAAACATTTATGTTTTGTATTCAAAGTGTTTTTCGGTAGATGAAAACTGTCAGTTTTCATCTACCAAAAAATTGAATCCCTCTCCGGTTTACTTCATGAAAGAACATAAAGTATCCTCTCTTAAATAAACAATGTCCAACCAACCTATCAAGAATCCCGCTGTTTTTCGCGAAAATGTTCGCGCAAAATTGATTGCCATCTATGGCAAAGACGTGAACTCAACAATTCTGGCAAATGTGGAAATCGGCGCCTACAATTATGCCATCAAAGAGGCATCCAATCTGAAAGTAATTAAAAAATGGGACGTGCCGTCATTTACCACCATATACATGGACCGTCTCCGAACCATTTACATCAATTTGAAGAACGAGAATCTTCGCCAGCTCTTGAAAAATGAAGACATCAGTCCCAAAACACTGGCATTCATGACTCACCAGGAAATGAACCCTGAACATTGGCGCACGATGATTGACGCGAAAATCAAGCGCGACAGCAACAAGTACAATGTCAATGTCGAGGCAATGACCGAGATGTTCACGTGTAAGAAGTGTAAATCGAAGCGTTGTACTTATTACGAATTACAGACCCGCTCGGCAGATGAGCCATCCACGATTTTCATCACTTGCCTGGATTGTGGCAAGCACTGGAAGCAGAATTAAAAGTTGATAACCATCTCTTCAAGCGCCTCTATGGTGCTATTATTAACCAGAGTAATATCGACACTCTCGCTCAAATCCACTGTCTCGCTCAAATGTGAGCGGGAGCTCAAATGTGAGCGGGAGCTCAACGGTTCGCAGTCCGGTCGCACAATCCGGACAAGCCTGGCTCCAGGAAACTTTTTTACCGCGGCGACTTCGTTGGTAAATCGACAATCTGACACCACAATTTTGGCCTTAGGATTCGCCGCCAAAATCATGGCAATCTGTTTTTCCACAATATCTATCCACAAATTGATATAAATATGGTGTCGTATCAAATCTGTGCCAACCATTTGAAGGGCCTTGCGCGGAGTAAATCCGGGAATCCCCGTTTTCAGAGACCACTCGGCATCTGGCGCTAAGCGCCACGCACGGGATTCTGGGGTATCTCCCTCTAACATGTGTCTCGGCCAAGAGAATAAAATAGCAACCACATCTTTAAGCGCAGCGGCAAAAGAAATGCGAACAAATCCGTATTTGGCGACGAGAATATTGGCGACAGTATCTTTACCGGAACCTTGGGCACCACAAAGACCAATAATCATAGTCGTATGATTATTAGTATGTTGTTTTTATACTGATTATTTACGCAAAATACGAACGGAACGTTTTACCTTTCTATTACGAAATGTTCTTTTGCTATGTGCCTTATACTTTTTATTCCTCTTGGATTTTTTACCGCCTTGATACAGAGGACCAGATTTATTTGCCAGGATTTTTAATGTTGGTACCTTTGTATTCGGCATATATTTCGTTGTAATTACTTGAGAGTTAGATGATGACGCAGTTGGAATATTATTTCCATCAATGTCCAATGAAAATACACTTTGTAAATCAAGTGGTGTTGTATCTGGTATGGATGGTGTAAATGGTTTTTGTATCAACCTACTATTCTCTTTTTCTAAGTCTCGTTTTTTTCCTTCATATATTTGTTTTCTTAAACTCATATACGCTTCTGCTTCTTCTTCTGCTTCTTCTGCTTCTTTTTCTGTAAATTGCATATATATATAATAATTTATAAACAAAAATAATTTACATGATTACCTGATGATGCGTAAACGATGGTGTTGTATTAGTTTATACTACAATATAAACACACTATGCAAATATAGTAAATGCTACATATGGACCAAGTTAACGATATAAAACTGCTAAAGGAAATCAATCGCGAGTTATTGAAGAAGAACAAGGCACTTTCCAAAAGAGTTTCAAAACTGAAGAATTACCTCTCTGTAATCCAGGACCGACATGGTGAAGAAATATGCGAGTACTTTGACGATTGTCAGAGTCTGTACGATACAGCCGAAGAGTTTTGTTTTGAGAGTGTACCGGATTGCTTCCACGCGCTCGTAGAGTATTTTGGGTGTGCCGACCCTCTCTATAACGCAAATGATTGGGAGGAATATGAGAAGGAAATCATGGGTTCAGATTATGAAGAAGCAGAAAAAGAGGAGGAAGAAGCAGAAAAAGAGGAGGAAGAAGCAGAAAAAGAGGAGGAAGAAGCAGAATCAAATGTAGTCGCAGAACACCCATAAATAACAAAAAAAATTGTTTTTCATATATTTGACAAAAAAATATATGAAACTTGACTAAAATACAACTCCACATTTTGTGAAAATTGATGGAGGCATGAAGATATTATAAATCCGCATGTACCTGTGAATGAAAAGCCACGACTAATTCTTGATGAGAAACTTGACCAAATATGTAAAGCAGTATGTCCTGTCAAACTCCGCTACGATGGAAAACCAATTCATTTATGAACAGCATAAAGATTTTTGCCATCCGAAATATATATGTCCGGCATCGTCGATATCCCCGACAATCCCAAAAACATCAATTATCGCCTGTATATCTTGGACCCTCTATCTGTAATTGTGAAACTCGCCATCTTGCGCAACAAACCCGTCGGCACCAAAATCCGCATCGGCAATAATGTTTTTTTCATCCAGGAACCGGGTCCATTTCAAGCTCTGTGTCGCATATATTTCAACTCCGGCAAAACGGACCTACAATATTTGTACAATCCAATCCAACACGCGTGTTCTACTTTCCTAAATCCGCGATTCCGCGACAGAACGCCCAATATCCGCAAACTATTCCAATGTGCTATTGCAGGACTAGACCGATTAAAAGAAACTTACAAGGCGTGTCCGGTCATTGTATTATGCCTAAACCTCTACATTAATCTCATTGAGAACTATTTAGATGAATATATGAACGACAGCCTCTTTAAGAAAGACGCGATGACTGCCGTTTACGACGTGGCGTCGATTGCCTCTCTCAATGGCATCTGGACATCGGACCGAATCAAAGTGGTGATGGATATTATTGATTTTTTGTGTACCGATAATTCGGCGGCGAACAATGTCCAATCACTGGAAATATTCATCAGCAATATTGATTTGATAGTGCCAACGATTATAAACCCTTGATAAGAACCCGTTTATTGGTCGAAATCCATAATTGAATTAAAATCGTACATGGTTTGAAAATATGATTGTAGATCGGGGTCCGAGCCTGGACTAGGCGGTTCTTTGCCCAACCCTAGCACAGGTTCTGCCACTTGGTTAGGCGGTTCTTTGCCCGCCCCTAGCACAGGTTCGACCTTGGGTCTCGTCATTTCATCAATAATTGTCTTGTATTTTTTGTACTTCAGGTCTTCTAAACTTGGAGGCAAGGGGTTTAGGAAAGACTTCAAATAATCAATTGAGTAATGGATAATTAAAATGACCAATACAGATACAATCACGATGTTGAACACCATATATCAAAAGTGATGGTATTTTTGATATATGTTAAAACGCGCTTTACTTTTTATTTGACTTGCGTCTCTTACTTTTGCTAGCGATCGCGGCTTTGCGGTTTTGTTTCTTTGATTTTCTTCCACCAATAAATCTGTTGCCTACTGGTTTGTCTGGTCCACCTACATCAGGTTTGTCTGGTCCACCTACATCAGAGTTGAACTGTTTCTCTAACTTTACATCATCAGGCTTGGCCTCGGATGCCTTGGCCTCGGATGCCTTGGCCTCGGGTTCTGATGCCGATTTGCCAAAAGAAAACAAGTTTGAGAATCGAGACACAATTGACTCGGCAGGATTCACATTGGCTTTCGCATCAACTTGGGCTTGTAATTTGGCATTTTCATCAGTAAGACTTTTGATTTTCTCATCGTTCGCCTTCTTAATGGCGTCGCATTTTGTATCAGAATCTTTCTTAAGCTCCTCTATTTTTTTGGTATTTGTCTCTATCTTTTTCTTGGGGTCCGAGTTCATGAAATCCAAAAACCCAGCTCCGTGTTGTTGTTTTCGTGGCATTATATACTAGACGCACAAAAAATCAAAAATACAACCAAAACCATATAAACGCATATCTCAGAAAATAACCATCTAAATGCCCTCGCTGATACTTGTCGACAAATCCGGAAAGCTCAAGTCAATTAAAACCGATGGTCTTGATTTGGAAGCCCTTTGTAAAAAATGTGGATTCAAGAGCATCGACGGATTTGCCCTTGCCCATACTTGGTCCGTCGCATTCAACGAAATCGAATACAAGTTGTGCCTCTATGGTAAAACGGCGGGTCGCGCCAATTCGGAGAACAAATATGAGTTTCCACCGCCGATGGACAATACGCTTTTTTTTGGCAGTTGTGTTGTCCTAAATATCGAGAATGGTATAGTGGCGGATTTGTCTGTGAAAGACTTTGAAGACATTATGGAGCATTTGTATGGGGGATTCGAAGATGTGGATTCTGAAGATGAGGAAATTGAATCATCCGATGACGAAGTTGTCGGGTTGCCAAAAACCAAAGATGGATATGTGAAAGACGATTTTGTTGTGGATTCGGATGATGATGGTTCCGGAGGAGATGATGACGACGATTCCGAAGAAGATGTAGAGTCGGACGACTCAGAGGAAGAAATTGTGAAACCCAAGGCAAAGGGAAAAGCGCAAGTGCAAGCGCAAGCGCAAGCAAAAACAAAGCCCGTACAAAAACCAAAGGCGGCCAAGAAAGAGAAACCCGAACCTATACTGGTGGAGTGCTCAGATGAATTGACTGAGGAGGAATACTTGGCAATGTAGACTAAATATTATTATAAACAATATAAACCCATCAAACCTACTAATATAATGGATTATTCACACATATTACATCGTTTCCCCCATTTTGAACTTTCTTATGAAACATTTGCGCATAAGAAAGTTCCTCCTATATACGACGTTTGCTTGTCTATTCCCGCGGGGAAAAAACAGCTCATCTGGTTCACATTCGACAACACCGAAGATATTGCCATCTTAATCGATCTCAACAAATCCCGCCAAATCTGTAAAATGACTCGTGTCAACGTTCCGTCATTGCGCGTAGACACCTATTTTGGTACATTGTTGTATGGAACCATAGTACAAGAGCCAGACTCAAATCAAATATTCGTCGTCGAGGACATTTACCACTATGAGGGCACCGATATGAAACGAATGTTATTCGGCGAAAAGCTCACATTTTTACAGTATTTTTTCACGAAGAATGTGCCGTCGCAACATATAGTCGCAGCCAAAGACCAACTCTTGGTTGCGCTACCCTATATGCGCGTAGTAAATGACGCGGCACTGGATTCGCTTCCATTCTATGAATCAATCACCAAATCCTCTAAATATATGAGCCACCACATCCAATTCCGCTCAACTGGTTCTGTAGCGCCATATTTGAATCACATATATAAGAAACCGCAACCAATTGTGGAACAGGTGCCGTCAATGGATATGCTTGTCCCGCGCACTGATTGCGACTATCGTCTTCCTGTATATTCGCACCAGGCAATATTCCGTGCGATGGCCGATATTCGCGACGACGTGTATCATTTATTTGCCTACGGAAAAGAGAAGCCCGATGTTTATGTGGGTGTGGCATATATTGGGACCCGGACTCAAAGCAAAACCATGAACTCGTTATTTCGCAAAATCAGGGAAAATATCAATATTGATTATGGCGAAGAAAGCGACGACGAAGAATGTTTCCAAGATACGCGCGTGGACAAATACGTGGATTTGGCTCGGGAACACAAAATAGAATGTGTGTTTAATCGAAAGTTCCGGATGTGGGAGCCTGTGAAACAAGTGGTCTCGGGGAAATATACACATATTGCGGAGCTGATATCAAGTCAACCGAATGGCAATGCGAATGCCAACTCAAATAGAATATATCATAGGCAAAGTGATAATTCCAGGCCCAATCAAAGACCTAAATACCACAACAACAACAACAACAAATAAATCAATTACACATTTGAACATATTCCAAATGTATAATACTAATCTAAGCAGTCGGAATAAACACATTTTCAAGTTCTAAAGCAGCTTCTGCTACCTCTACCGCAGCAGCAGCAGATTCTGCTGCCGCAGCGTCTTTACGATTCAATTCATCCAGCGTCGTTTTGTGATATTCCAATATTTGTTGTATTTGCGTCTTGTTTTTGAACGGTTGAAAAGCCGACCGGCCTTCCATATAATCCCACAATGGCAACGACTTCTTACTATTGTATATCAAAAGAAACCGCAGCGCCTCTCCCGTAGAATACGCGCAATATTTCTTAATGATGGTCATATATTTAGTCGTAATATCCAGCATCATCTTGTGATAATTCGCCATTTTTTCACACGTAAACGAACATTCATAAATCACAAACTGCGAAATAAACTTGGTGCTATTGTATTTAAGATTGTCGTTTCCGTGTTCAAACTTTTCATACATTGCCATACATTGCGGGTCGCGTTTTTCCGTCATTTCCGCCAAACAATCAATCATGATTTGTTTTCCCACCATGACAAACGCATCCAAAATATCCAAATACGCGCGGTCTTTCATATTCATACTATCCGTGCGAATCAAATCATCCGCCAACTGTTCTTTATCAACCTGGTTCAAAATGTATTGGTAAATCATTCGGTGATTTTCGCCTCGAGCACGAATATTGTTGGCCAACGGATTCATTTCAACTTGTTCAATATGAATCACGTATCTGTGGAAATTGGTCAAATATCGCAAATTGGCAATTATGGCATTATTCATCAATTCGGTTTGAGCCACGTAGGGTTTTACGCGACTCTCATAAAATGGCATATATTTTTCAATTAAACTGCGCATCGCAACATCTTTTCGTCCCAATGTTTCCGGATTCACACCCAATAACCCTTTCTCGTTTTCAAATACTTCGCAAAAAACACGTGGAACGCGGCGCGAACTGACGCAATCCGACAATAAATCGGAAATACGCCTGGCGCTCACATTAAAAGCCGTCGCACCACCACATTGCGCAGCAGGCTCAGTGATTCCGCGCTCCCGCATCCACTGATAATAGTGTGGATTATGGACAACCCCGCGTTCAACCGTACCCTTGCTCCAACTGAATGCGGTTTTACACTCGATACACCACATTTGGTCGCATCCGTCAATCTTGGAAATGCGCATTCCACAATTAGGGCACGGGCGCGTATTTTTGCGCAGCTCCTCTACTGTATCCACGTCTTCCTGTTTACATTCATGCGCCTCTTTTTCACCTTCAATTGCCACAAAACACTTGGGGCAAGTATATTTAGAACAAAGGTCGCATTTGTATTGCGTCGACAACATTCCGCGGCACCCCGCGGTTTGGCACTGCATGACAAACTTTCGAGCCGTACTCGACGGATTCCCCATTTCATTGGCAATTGTATTGTATTCGCGATACAATTCGTGTATTTGCGTCCGATGTTCATCGATTTGTACCATTATTTCCGCCATTCGTTTATCCGAATCCGAGATTTTTGCGTACCGCAATGCGCCTTCATAATGTTCGGGGATTTTTGCGATGGCCATGTCGGTCAATATGGTGCGGCGATGTTGCCGGTAGTCTTTCTCCATAAAAGATGCGTTCAATGCCGATTTGGAAAATTCAATGTTCCATTTGTTGCGGCATTTCATACAATGCGGGTCATTCGTGGTGCCAGTTAAGTATGTCCGCACACATTCTTTACATGCCTCAAAAGAACAACTGGGAAAATAGCATTTTACGGTGCTGTGCGTGGATTTATTGTATTTACAGCAACACACATTACAACTATTGGTAGAGGCAACGAGCATTGTATTCTGTATATATATACAAAACCCGTTTATATCATTTTATGAATAAGCACAACCCACCTCCATTTTGTATTATATTTGATATTGATGAAACAATGATTCAGTATTTGCACACTGAAAACAGCATCCATCGATGGCATTCTTATAAAAAGCTATTTCCCAATAAAATCGACGCACACGAATCGGAATCGCACATTGTCTTGTTTCGCCCAGGACTCAAAGACTTTATACGGTTCGCGAAATCCCACAACATTGACATCGCAATATGGACATACGGCAACAAAACCTATTCCAAGTTTATTGACAGGGAAATTACAAAATATGCTGGATTGGAAACGAGCCCTTTTGTATTTGTTTATTCCCGCGAAGAAATAGAGGTGGATTTAGCAAATGGACGCGAAGAGAAAGATTTGCGGCGTGTATATGAAGCGTATCCGGGCAAATATACTCGGGCAAATACGTTTCTGGTGGATAATCGCGCGGCCAATATTTTTCACAATTTCAATCGCGAAAATGGCATTTTGGTTGAATCATTCGATATTATGGCTGGGTATAGTCCAAATCGAGATACTATGTTCAGAACCATTCAAACCATTTGTGGTAAATTGATGAAAGATTTTTCAACGCATGATTATTCGATTTTTTCAAAATCCAACATTGTTAGGAATGGACTTGGTAATTTATACAAGAATTATGTTGTTAGTGGGACACCTCTATCATTAGTGAGTGAAGGACGCGTAGATGAAGATTCGTCATTTAGGCGCGCCATGTATGTAAGACAAACACATAAACGCAAGCATAGGGGCGGCGTAAGCCATAGGCGGGCCGTAAGCCATAGGCGGGCCGTAAGCCATAGGCGGGCCGTAAGCCATAGGCGGGCCGTAAGCCATAGGGCGCGAAAAACTCGACAGAAAAAACATTAACAAAAAACATAAAGTATATGCGCCTTTCTAAGTCAATGGGAAACACCGGTTCAACAACACAAATAACAGCCAATTACGAAGATATACAGAGAGGATTGTCTATAAAAAATGGCATATTGATACACACAATGGACGATGAAACTATTTTAATAAGTGGAACAACCTCTATTTTAAATGAAACGCAACGGATAAACAGGTTATTGGATGACCGCGAATATGACACAAATATTATCATTTACGGAAAAAACACTGATGATTATGAAAGTCTATCAAAAAAACGGACCCAGCTACTGACCCTGGGATTTCGCAATGTGTGGATTTACCCAGGTGGCATATTTGAATGGATTTTACTACAAGATATATTTGGGAAAACGCAATTTCCAACCACTACAATAGTGAATGATATTATCAAATGTCGACCAAAATCAGTAATGCACAACCCACATTGATAATCACATGCGTGAGATTAAATATTCTATTCTATTTATTATTTATATATCGCGGAGTATGAATAATAAAAAATCAAACGCGAATAAAACGCAAGTATATACGCAAAATCTTGTTGCGACTGGCGTTGCAAAACAGTTTGTACCTCTCGGAATGAGTGCTAGCAGTTTTAATATGTCTAAAGTTATCGAAGATACACCACAAACAATTATACATATTGATGGTTCTGGACCAACTGGCGATAAAGGAGACAAAGGAGATAAAGGAGATACTGGTTTTACAGGACCAACTGGTTTTACAGGACCAACTGGTGAAAAAGGCAACAAAGGAGATAGAGGGGATACAGGCTATACTGGCCCAACTGGTCCGACAGGTAATACAGGCTATACTGGCCCAACTGGCCCGACTGGCACAACAGGCTATACAGGCTATACAGGCTATACAGGCCCAACGGGCACAACAGGCTATACAGGCTATACAGGCCCGACAGGTGATACAGGTCCGACAGGTGATACAGGTCCGACAGGTGATACAGGTCCGACAGGTGATACAGGTCCGACAGGTCCGACAGGTGATACAGGTCCGACAGGTCCGACAGGTCCAACAGGTGATACAGGTCCAACTGGTCCCACTGGCCCAACAGGTGATACAGGCCCCACTGGCCCAACGGGTCCCACTGGCCCAACAGGTACTACTGGTCCAACTGGTATTCAAGGTGTTGGAGGAGGTTTAGTCTATTTCTTAAACTATAATAATCGTTCTACTACACAAACATTTAATACTTTACCAAATCCATCTACATATACATATTATTTAGCGGAGAGGGTACTTAATACTGATAGCAATACCGAATATACTTTTCCTTCCGGAAAAGGCCCTTATCCAGTTAGTTTTCCAGGAACAACTGATCCAGATACTATACAGTTTTTACTTGAACCAAATAGCGTTTCATTGAACTTTATTCCTAGAGGAGTATGGAATATGAATCTTTATGTTGCTTGTTCAAGTTCAACTTTTGCAAAAAATTATATATATTGGAACCTCTATTATAATATTGAATCTACACCGGGAACAAGAGAGCTAGTATCATTGGGTACTAGTGTAAGACGTTATTTGACCAATACAATGATAACAGAATATTCAATTGAAAATAGAATCAGTACTCGACGTCTAAATAGTCAGTCTAAACAATTGTTTATTAAAATATGGGTGGGAGCCGATGAACCAAGTACGGATACATTGACATTTTATTTTTCAAATACATACCCGTCAAATATTCAGACATCAGTTCCATTTTCAAATTTACAGTTTGATATGGGTAATTTTGCGATTGGAAAATCAACTGCATCGTATCCACTTGATATTTCGGGAAATATAAATACCAATTTGAATTACTTGATAAATGGTGTAAATATATTGTTGAATACACCTCTCTTAGGGAATCCGACTGCTACTACACAATCAACTACGGATAATTCATCGCGGCTAGCAACAACCGAGTATGTAAGAAATAATATAAATGCTCTAATTGACGGTGCTCTTCCGGCATTAGATACCTTGAATGAATTGGCAACGGCACTTGGAAATAATGCCAGTTTTTCAACTGCTGTTACGGAGACGTTAGCAACAAAGGCATCGATAACATATGTTGATATTAGTATCAATGACAACTTCTATAACAAGACATCAAGCGATTCAAGATTCTTGGGAAAATCTGCTTTTGATACGAGCATGAGCACCTATTATTATAACAAGATGACTATTGATATTAGTATTAATTCAATTCTTGGATTCTACACCAAAACTACTGATGTGAATAATCAATTTGACATAATTGACGCAAGTTTTGATCAATTTCGTATTGAATTAGCATCAATAGCCGCAACCGGTTCAACACAGGACCCTGACATTTCCATAATAAAAATATATAACTCTAGTCAGGATTCCAGCATTAATACAATTCGAACCGATTTATCTACTAATTTCTATAATAGGACAACCATTGATGCCAGCATCAATGGAAACATCTATAATAAGACGTCCATCGATGCCAGCATCAATTCCCTGATAAGTTTATATTCTACTAGGAGTGTCATCGATAACTCACTTGGATTGTATTATACCAAGTTGGCCATCGATGCCAGCATCAATGGAAACATCTATAATAAGACGTCTATTGATTCAAGTATCAATTCCCTGATAAGTTTATATTCTACTAGGAGTGTCATTGATAACTCACTTGGATTGTATTATACCAAGTTGGCCATCGATGGAAGTCTTAATACTAGTTTTTATAACAAGACGTCTATTGATTCAAGTATCAATTCCCTGATAAGTTTATATTCTACTAGGAGTGTCATTGATAACTCACTTGGATTGTATTATACCAAGTTGGACATCGATGCCAGCATCAATGGAAACATC